GTGCAGACCTTGACACCATATCAGCAAACTTCTTTTTATTATCATCGTTCAAACTCTTATGTACCATCAATACTGCTCGTGCAGTTTGAGCATCAACCTTACTGGCAGAACCATCTTTATGTCTTACAACACCATTAAGTTTCTTTAAGATTGAACCACTAAAATGTTGGTGTGTATCCTGAATCTTTTGTAGTTGACCAATTGCATCAACTGCCTCTTCAATAGTTTCTTCTGCCTGAAGTGGAGCATCAACACCTGCACCATAAGGAATGGTAAAATATTTATCTAATTGTTTATTGTAGTATAGAGCTACTTTTGCTTTATTTGGATACAGGCGAATAGCCTTGCGTTTTAACATCAAAACAAAAGGCGGATCTTCTTCTATATCTTTTGTAGCTTCTACAATTTCAAAATCTTCTTTAATATCTTCATCTTTGCCGTAAGCTAAATCACCAACTTTAATTCGGTGAGCTCTTACTTTACGACCAGAAGGAGATACTTTAATATCGGCAGTATCTAAAATACCTTCTTCTAGTTCTTCTTTTACCGCTTGTCTAGCACGCATGAAGATTTGTTTATTATTACTAATTAAATCTACCATGCGATTAAACAAATTACGCATGATTTCTCTATCAGCATTATTGAACTGTGGACGCTCTTCAGTCATCTTGTCCATAATGCGATGAATTCGTGCTAGTTGTGCCTTATTGGCCAAACCAGCACGAACAAGCATGTCAAACTGTTTATAGTCCGACTTTTCTTCTTCTACAAGGTTTTTAAAATCTTGTAAATTTTTCATTCTTCTTCTACTGGTGTATCCGCTGTGTCTTGAACTTCAACATCTAAATTTTCTTCACCACTATACAATGCTTGTGCTAATTCAATTTTTTTGGCATCTAACATATCAAAAGCTCTAGATGACAAAAGGTCATTTAATGCTTCTTTAGCGCCGGCTGCATCACCAGTAGCCACTTGATTAATAAAATTTTGTGTGTCCATACTATTCTCCGTTTATCGCTTATTTAGTAGAGATGAATACTTTTCTACTTCCGCATCTAACATTGGCGTCATAGATTCAGAGGCACCATTCTCTTGTGTATTATCTTCAGGTGGGTATTCTTCAGCACTTACTTGCTCTTGTTCCATGCCAGGTTGTTGAAGTGGTTGGCCAACACCTTGTTCAGCTTCTTCGGCCATTTGTTTTTCCATTGCTTCTACATCTTCATCTGTTTGTTGTAGAATATTCTTTTTAACCCATTTAGCAGAGAAGTATCTGCCCATATATGGATCAACAGTTGCTAACAATTGAACTCGTGATGTAAGTAATTCTGAATCTCTTAGCTCCGTGAAGTTATTATCCTTCATGTAGTCATAATAGATATCTTCTCTAAACTGGCGCCATTCTTGTTGTGAACATATGCCTTTTAAAACTAATTGTTTTTCTAACGCATGGTCAAATATCTGAGAAAACTTATTACGCAATCTGGTAATAAATTTCATAAACTTAACTTCGTCACGGGTTACTTCAGTTGTGCGACCAAGACCAATCATGCCACCTTGTTGTGGTTCTAATCTTGAAATTGGCACATTTAGTGATTGTAAAAGCTTCTGTCTAAAATAAACCACATCTGCCAATTCACCAAGGTTTTGGCCTGCAGGTAATGTGGTAATCTCTGTGCCTTTACCGCCTTCACGGCGTGGTAGCCAGAAATCTTCAAGCATTGACATGTGTTTGCGGTCATCACGCAACTCACCAGTGTTGGCATCATAAACCATTTTGTTACGATACTTGACCATAATATCTTTTAGATATTGCTCGGCTTTACCTCTTGGTAAATTACCTACATCAATATAAAATATACGGCGTTCTGGTGCTCGTGATATACGATAGATAACTACCGCATCTTCAATCATGCGTAACTGATTAAGTGGTTTAATGGCTTTGTGTAGATAAGAAATCACAAATGTGTTCTTAGCATCCATTAGACCAGAGTTTACATTGATTATGGCGTCAGCAGCAATTCTTAGACCTGCGTTAATTGAAGCACCATATGATTGTGCAGCTGTACCTCGGTCAGAGTAAACATAATATTCAGCAACAGAGGCAATAATGTCAGCACCAGTTTTTGGGTCTTTACCTTTTTTAACTTCACGCACCTTACGAATCTTGCGTGGGTCAATGTATCTTAGCTCTTGTATGCCTGCTTTTGGATCTCTTTCGTCAACCACGACATGATAGTAAATACGACCATCAATATACCAACGCTTAAATAGGTCATCAGAAAGATTACCAAAGTTAAGCATTTTGAGAATATTTTGAAATTCTTCGTGAATTTTCTTTTTGACTGTTTCAGGTTGCTTTAACTTATCTGTTATAATATCAACAGTTCTTCCTGTAACATCATGGGTGATTGCTTCATTGACAATATCATCAATAGCCATCTCCAATTCAGGATGATTGGCCATTTCACGATACCGAGTGATGAGTTCTAATTCATTACGAACAGAGCCTTCTAGGTCAACATATGTACCATAGTAGGCATTTTGTGTAATGGTGACGGCACCATCGTCAAGTGCCTCTGTTGGTAAAGCAAAAGATTGCTGAGCAGGATCCTGCTTCTGAACAATGTCCTTTGAACCAAGTGTGAAACCAAATAATTTTATTGCCATTAATATATCATCCTAAAAAGAAAGAAAGGCCGAAGCCTTTCTTATTACACCACACCAGTTTCTACGGCTTCCCACCACTGGAATGCTAAAGTTACTGTAAATTCCTCAATTGTATCATTTGAACCCCAATCAACATCAATTGGTGTCAAATCAGTTGGAAATAAGCCTACGAATTTGTATTTTTTCAATGTGTTACCATTTTTACCATATTGAGTAACATCACCATCAACTGAATAACCAAGTGGCGCTAACGCTGCTGGGTTACGGACATTCAAATTATGCGAATTGATGCCGTTCATCCAACGCTCAAAGGCGTTACGAATAACGAAATCTTCATCGTTAATAACTGTAATTGTCCAATCAGTAAAGGTACGATTGCCTACAAATTTTAATTCACGACCAAAGTATTGAACAGGCACAACACCTAGCGTAGAACCAGGTAGCTGTGCTGTTTTACACATATAAGTTAATTTTGTTTGAGCATTTCCTGGTGCAGAGAACGCAGGAAATGGCATAGAAACTTCAAATAGATTTGGACGGGCTCCGTCCCCAATCATTTGACTTCTAAATTCGTTTACATTGAATGCCATTTATTTTTCTCCCGTTTCTCTATTTAGAACTGTCCTACGACTTCATCAAACGAAACACCTGTGCGAACAGCAACAAAGTTAAGTTGAATAAAGTTGATAGAACGAGCAGGTTTAATGTAAATATCACCAACAAATTCGTTGCGGTCAATGATTTCTGGTGTATTATTTGTTTCATCACAAACAACACGGAAGTCAGTAATACCACGGCGACCTTGGACATCACGCAAGAATGGTTCTACAAGTGCAACAAACTGAGCACGAGTAAACTGGTCATTAAATTCAAACAGCGAGAATCTTGCAGCCCGAGAAATTGATTTTTCTAACACAACAAATAAACGGCGAACATTGATGCGGTCAAACGCAGATGGTTTGCTTAACATCGTTTTGTCACCAAACAATACTGTGCCTTCGCCTTGGAATGAAACGACAGGATTAATGCCTCTTACATAGAGGTCATCACGGTTTGTTTTTGTTGGGTTGTATGCGAGCTTAATTACATTTTTAATAACACCACGATTGAGACCGCCTGGCGAATACCATGGATCACGCTCTAGGTCTGTTCTTGCACATAGACCAGCAATGTCACCATTCAATGGAACATAGCGGTATGTGTCGTTGTATTTGTCGTATTGATATTTCCAACCAGAATCCATAACTGCATATGAAGATGAAGTTAGAGAATCACGATAGGCAAGAGAATCAGTAACTTCATTGCCTGGATTGTTTACTACATCGGCTCTTTCTGGTGATAAAAATACTAAACAATCTTTACGAACTTCAGCAATATTGCTGATTAAGCTTGTTGCGATTGTCTGATTAGCAGGACCAGAAATGATTAATGAAATATCAACTGAGTCAGCATTTGTAAACTGAGCATAAGCACTAACCACATTGGCAGTTACAATCGTACCATCTGCACCACCGCTCATTGAAGCGCTAAATGGTACACGGATTTCATTGAATGTTACGCCTTGTGCGTTGCTACCCCAATTGGTTGCACCTGGTTGATGGCCTGTCCACCAAACATATTGAGATTGGCCATTCAATACATCTCTATAATAGATTGAACTACCGCTAGAATCTTTAGCATCGGCTGCTTTAGATACAAACGCCCATTTTTCTACGACATTATTTGCAGTACCTGTAAAATTACCATCTTCATCAATTACAATGATATGAAGTTCGTCATTTGAACCAGATTTAGATGTAACATAATCAGAAGTACCTGGAGCAACTTTGAATTGGTCAGCATATTGCCACTTACGAAGAACTGCTGTACCTACTGTGACAGTACCTGGTGCGGTTGTTGTAATGATTGCGGTTGCGTTAACAGAAGCAACACTAATATAAGATAAACCACCATCAACAGAAATT